ATTATCTTTAATCCAACTAATAATCTCTTTTAACTTTTCACTATTACCCATTACTTTTTGCTTTGATAGTAAATCATTCATGTAGTCATTCATTGCAACCATCTTATCTTTATATATGAGATTTTTGTGTAGGTGTTCTAGTGATTCTTTTGCCTTTACATTTCTAATATCTGTATCTAGATAATCATTGAATAGTTTTAAAGCTTCATCATCAGTAGTAAAGAAATCTGCATTAGGATTTAATTCTTTATAGTATGTGTCATTGTACATAATGTAAGGTACACCATTCATCATGCCGTCTGTAGTAGCAACACTCCAACCACCATAAGTTTGTTTAGGAGAAAACCCAACACAACATTCTTTAAGTTTATTATAATACCATTGTTTATCACCTTTATCAGTAATCACATAATCTCTATTTGATTTATCTAATAGTGGCACCCATACTTTAAAATCTTTTCTTGTTTCCCATAACTTATCTGTGAGAGCTATAAACTGTTTAAAATGTTTGTAAGTATCTGGTCTGTGATTAAACACAATAATCTTTTCAGGACTTTCATTTATTTCAGATATAATATCACCTGTATTCACACCTAAATGTTGTACAGTTAAAATGTTATTGAGTTTTTTAATAGTCTTATCATTAAAAGTTTCTTTTGCCTGATTTATAACTAGGTCTTTTTGATGCTGTGTGTTGAGATAACATCTTTCATACTCTAATAGTCCTGTAATATTCTGTAGAAAACTATCTTTATTCCAGGCAACCACATCTTTCAAATCAAACCAATGACAATATCCAAAGACTGGTGGGATGTGTTGAGTTACATTATACATTGTATTTTTTAAGGCGTGTGTATGTTCTGGTAAATGGGACATTACCACATCAATATCTGCAGCTTCATTTATTATATTTTTGATGTTCTTTACATTAAAGTTAGACCTCATTGTTGGAGGATATGTTTCAAAATCTGTATAGTATTGTGTTACATTATCAAATGCTAATGATGGAACTGAGCATGGTAGAATGAGATAAAACCATAGGTCGTTACGAATTTCGTTAAGTAGTTTAATTTGATTTTTAATAACTTGAATATAAGAATCTTTTTCCAAGTCTTGCTGAAAGGTAATGTTAGGGTACATAAGCACCCTAACTGTTTTGTTTAATTGTTTATCTAGACTAAATAGATTCATTATTTTTATATATTTGATCGTCTGAATCAGTAATAAAGTTCAACTTAAAAGATTTTGTGGTATCAGATTCTTCAGTATCTAGTTCTTTAAAAGTTATTTTGTACTTTGGAAACATCTGTTTATTAAAAAGATTATGTGATGACACTTGTAATTCCCAGGTCGATTGTGCTGGTTCAGAAGGATGAGAAATAAAAACTTTAACTAGTTTTCTCTCTTGACCTTCTTTTAAAAAATTATCTTCATTAAGTTTTTTCAAAATCTTTCTGTAATCATACATACCAGAGGTCATACACATTGCTATACGGTGTTCTGTTGTGTCAATCATCACCATTTTTTCTAATCTTTTTTTATTTTCAGGTGTTGACCAATCAATCCATTTTGTATTATGTTTTTTATTCATTGCAATATCAGTAACTGTTTTATCAACTGCTTTTTGTATTGCTTTTGCACCCAAATTATATACTATTTTTAGTTGTTGTTTTGCAATTAGACTTGTTGGTTCTATATCATTTTCTTTACATAATGACATAAGAAGTTTTGCGCCATCTTTATAATTAGTTTTATAAACTAAACCACCTTCAATGTCGTAATTATCAAATCCACATAAAGCTCTTATAAAATATTCTGATTTATCTTTTAGAACATCATAAGGAACTCTATCTACCTCCATTTCTACAACACCGCAACTAGCTGCAGCTTTAAGTCCATGTGTGGTTCCACCAACAACATCAGAACTTTTTTCAAATTTTAATTTATGACCAACTCCCTCAAGAATCAATATACGATTCATATTTTTTGTATTATTGCCCACTTCATTGAGTTCTGCTTTAAGTGTATTAACAAAAGATTGTTTAGTTTCATCTCTTATTTGTACAGCATTCATTTTTATTAAATCTGATACTTTTTCTTTTCCAGCATACCACGTATCAGATTGTCTTTCACCTTCAAACCATTGACCGAAGTCTTTTGAAAATAAGCCATTTTGACTAACTGGTGGTATACCATATGACAAATTATATGTGGCAGGATTGGTTTTTATGTTTGGTATTGTTTTTAGCATTTTGAACTCCTTCAGTTGTAAATAATTATAATTCTCTTTGGTGGTAACTTCAGTAATTTCAAGTATAAGTCTTGGATCATCTCCTTGAACAATTTTCTTAAAATCCTCATTCTCTGAACTCGACCAGTAAATAATACCACCATCTTGTGGTAGTTTATCTTTTTTAATGCCAAGATAGTTGGCTTTTAAGTAATGTTTAGTATCAATAAAATTATACATATATGCACCATAGTCTTTTGATATGTCTGCTAATATTTTTATTTCTATTATAGATGGTGGTAATTTCATCGTATTATATCAATAGTGTTTATTGTATCTATATTCCATACTTCTAATTCTTTTCTCACTTTATTTTCTCCTTTTAAATTATTATATCTACTTGTTGCCTTTTTCTTCCACCAAGTAATGATGTTTTCTAAATCATGTTTATCATAGTTCTGGCCTTTAATTAGTGTATCTGTTTTACCTAGTAAAACATCTCTTGCATTTTCAAAACCATAATCTGACATATAAAATCTTTTTTGTGTGGTAACACTTTCTGCTTTTTTAATAGCAGACACAAACTTCTCATATAGGTCTATGTCTGATTCTTTCAATGAAGTTTTAATTAATGAAATCATTTTTGATGTAATCTTCATCTTACGACTTGAAGCACCTTTATGTATTATATCGTCTTGCACATCATCTTCGATAATTTTTTTACACTCAAAATAAGCTTCTTCACCAAGTGTTGGCACAAATTTAGATTCTGTATCACCTTTATATCTTAAAAATGGTTTTAAACCATCATACATTGATGTGCCTTTGATATTGCCATATAAACTTGTAGTTTCAAACAAACAAAATTTTGTATTATACTTGTTGTTCAACATCTCTCTAACTTTATGAGAGCAACATATCAACGCCAATAACTTACCCCCAAGATAATTATACCCAAATGGTTGTACTGGTACTATGTTGAAACCCATTATCGCTCTTTTATTAAAGATAGGTAAATCTGGCACATCACCAAGATAGTTATTTCTTGGTTTAGAATTAATGAGAGGTGAACCTAATTTAATAAAACCTAATATTGTATTTGTATTCTTTTCTTTTACAACTAATTTAAGTTCTTTACCTGGAGCTTGATCAGGACTAAAACTAGCAGTCTTTTCAAGTAATGTATCAAATGTTTTATTGTCGGTTTGTGTAACATCAATGTCCATATCATCAGGTGACATTTCATAGTTTTGAAATATTTCATCTTCTAAATCAAAACCAGGAATAGACGTTGGTAAGTTCTTAATTCTTTCAATCTTTCTTAGTCGAAAGTAATCATCTATTCGGTTAATACTACTAAAAAAATTAATAATAATATTTGCAGCTTTAGTTGCTGTTACTGATTGTATATTTAAAGTGCTTTTTACCATACTATCTTAAAAAAATGAATCTAATGTAGATTGCTTTTCAAAACTCCAATCGATTGCATCAACAATAAGTCTTAATGGTTCTAAAAATGACTTATCAAACTGATTATCATAATCAATATATTTGTGTAAGTCAAACTCTTTTGGTAATACACCAATAAAAGCTATTACATCTTGATGTAAAGTATTTGGTTGTTTCAATTTAATAAACTTAACCTTATCGCCTTCTTGTATCTCTTGATACTTTTTTAGTTTTTTTTCTTTTAATTCATGGTTATAAAGTAATGCACCTCTTACATGAATTGGGCAACCTTTTAAATATATATCTTTTGTTGAAGAATACTTTTTAAGATTATTACATGAACGAGGATAAGCAATTTCTTCTGGTGGCAATGTTTTAAAATGTTTTCTAAAATCTTCTATGAATTGAATTAAAGTTGCCTCATCTTTATTCATAATTACTTTCAATGCCTCTTTAATTTTAACTCTACAAGGAGCAGGTGTAGATGATTTAACAGCTTCAATACCCATGATTTTGAGTTTAGGTTCTTTTAAATCAACACCTTCTTCATTGTAAACATTTAGAATATATCTTTTCTTGGCAGTCCATATACCTTTGTTAGCAATTACTTCTCTTTTCATAATCATTTTTTGGTCAAATGCATTTACATATTTAGCAAGTTTATCAAAACTACTATCAATGGCAGGTTGTAATGTTTCTTCACAGAATTTATCCATGACTTTTACAATCTTTCTTATGTCAGATTTATCTTTGAATATCTTGTCAACAACAGACCCAAGCGTAATGTAAATTGAATCAGTATCAGAAGCAACAACATAAGATGTATCTTTTGTTTTTAATAAATTGTTTAAAAACTTATTAACATCTCTTTCAATCCATCGAATAGTTAATTGACCTGCCTTTGTAATACCTTCAGCGTGTCTTACATCAAAGTATCTAAAGTATTGATTACCAATAGCACCGTAAGCACTATTCAATGCAATCTTTCTTGCCAACTGAATGTTATGATTTGTTGCAATTTCATTTTCATATTTTTTGTCACCAGTCTGTTGATATAATGCTTTTGCTTTTAACATTTTATTTTTATAAATTACTCGTTCTTGATATAGTTTATCCATTATCTCAGGAAGAAAACCTCGTTTGTCTGTTCTAAACTGAGCGCCGTTTGGTGTTATAGTACAACCATCTAAATTAGATAAATCAGATTTTTCATTTAACATATCTTCAACATTTACTTTATTAGGATCAAAACCTACCATAGTTTCAGGAGATATATTATACTGCATGATTAAATGTGGATACAAACTGTTTAAATCAAAACTACAAATCCAAGGGTGTTGTCCTGTAATTGGATCTTTTACATATGCACCTTCATAACCTTCAGATTTTTTAGATTCTTTAACGGCAGGAGGAACAATATTATTATCTCTTAGGTGATTGTATATAATAGTATCCCAAATTCCAACTTGACCAAATGCATCTTGATAGTTTGCCTTCGCCTCATAAGCCATTGTTAGATGTAAAGCAATCAACTTCATTTTATCTTCTAACTTATCAACTAGTTCAACATCTTGAATATTATACTCAACAAACAACTGATGATCTTTAGAATAAAACTCTTGAAAAGTATCGTATGGATTGTTTAATTTGTTTTCGCCTAGTTCTACTTCACCAATATAATCTAGT